ATGGTGGAGGCGGTGGAGGCGGTGCTGGTGAGGGCGCTGGTGCTGGACAGGGCGGTGATACAGGGGCTGATGCTGAAGCAGGCACCACTACAAGCGACACTGATGTAGGCACCGGCACTACAACTACAAGAGCTGTAGACGAAGAAGGCAAATGGCGCAGAGATCCTGATGACCCTTATGGCTGGATACACGTACCTACAGGAATTAAATTCAAAGAGGGACGATTAGAAGGTGACGAAACAAACAGACCAGTTTGGGAAAACCAAACTACAGGTGAAATAGTAGAAGAATTTACTGAGCCAGTAGAAACAGAAGAATCCCCTAGAGATGCAACTACAACTGGACTTGGTTTGTTTGTTGCTAAAGAATCTTCTTCAGGAACAGACACTACATCAACAGATACGTCCGGTGCAACTACAACACCTACAGAAACAACTACAGGCGGGGCTGGTATAGGTGCGGATCTAGGTACAAGCGATACCGCCGCAGACCAAGATCAGACAGGTGCAGGTGCTGACGGGGCAGGAACAGGAACTACTGGCCCTACAGACGAAGTGGGTGCTGGTGATGCTGATGCTACAGGTGCGGGTACAGGTGCCGCTGATGCTACAGGAACAGGCACAGGTGCCTCTGGTACTCCCGGCGCTGGTGCTGGTGAGATAGGTGACCCTAGTGATGTAGGCGAAGGCACAGGCACAGGAGAAGGCACAGGAAGCGGCACAGGCGGTGGTGACGGCAGTGGCGAAGGTACTGGAGAAGGATCTGGAGTCGGCGCAGGTCTAGGCGCAGGCTTAGGAATAGGGCTTGCAGCAGGCATGTTAAGCCCACAAGGAGTTACTAAAACTTTGTTTGAAGACTATGGTTTTACACCAATGTACCAAGCGCCAGAGCCAGTAAAAAGAGCAACTATGTATGAAACACCAGAGTTTGCACCCAGTTTATTTAGGAACATTATAGGATGAGTACACAATATTTAACATTAGTGAACAGCGTGCTTAGACGCTTACGTGAAGATGAAGTGTCCGCAGTTGCTAACACACCGTACTCTAAAATGGTAGGTGACTTTGTAAATGACGCAAAGACACAGGTAGAGAATGCACATGATTGGTCTACACTCAGGACTACAGTAGTTGTTTCAGCATCGTCAGGAACTTCAGAATACAGCTTGACAAATGCTGGAGAACGTGTTAAAATATACAGTGTCATTAACGACACATCTAATTTCTTTGTTACTTACCAAACTCCTACATGGGTAAACAATGCAGTGTACAACGCTGGGTCTACTAGTGGCGCACCAGCATACTATACTTACTCAGGTGTAGACGGCTCAGGAGATACACAAGTTACATTGTACCCTACACCAGACGGTACATACTCTTTACGTTTTGACTTAATAGCGAGGGAAAACACACTAAGCAATGACACAGATACAACTGCATTGCCTTCTAATCCTATCGTTCATGCAGCAGTCGCTTTACTTGCAAGAGAAAGAGGAGAGACTGGCGGCACGACTGCACAAGATTACTTCCTTATCGCAGACCGCCATTTATCAGACGAGATTGCGCTAGACGCATATAAGAATCCAGAAGAATTTATTTTTAGGGTTCCGTAATGGCGCAGCAAAGACAGAGCATATACGTAGGAGCGCCGGGGTTTCGTGGGTTAAACACTCAAGATTCTCCTGTTAACCAAGATTCGTCCTTTGCATCCATTGCAGAAAATGCTGTCATTGATAAGTTTGGTAGGATTGGTGCTAGACAGGGCATAGATAAAATTACTAGCTCAGTCACCCCATTAGGCTCTAGTGTAGGGATAGAGACTATTTTTGAGTTTACTAAGCGTGATGGAAGCATTGTAGTATTCTCTACAGGTAACAATAAGATATTTACAGGCACTACTACATTAACTGACGCTACAAACAGTATGACAGTCAGTGCAAACAACTGGAAGATTGTCTCATTCAATGGTGACGCTTACTTCTTTCAGAGAGGACACGACGCACTAGAGTACACCACAAGCGCAGGGACTATAGGGGTATTATCCTCTGATGCTCCTGATGCTAATGAAGGCTGTGCTGCGTTTGGTAGGCTTTGGGCAGGAGATGTAACAGGTAATAAGTATACTCTGTTTTTCTCAGATACACTAGACGGCGACGATTGGACAGGCGGTACGTCAGGTTCTTTAGACCTAACTACAGTCTGGCCTACAGGCTTTGATGAAATTGTAGCTATTAGAGAGTTTAACAACTTTTTAGTTATCTTTGGTAAGCAAAGCATTTTATTGTACTCAGGCGCTTCTGCTCCTGCAAGCATGGTATTGGCTGATGTTATTACAGGGATTGGCTGCGTAGCTAGAGACAGCGTACAGGACACAGGAACAGACCTTATATTCTTGTCGGATTCAGGTGTACGTAGCTTAGGTAGGACTATTCAAGAAAAGTCTAACCCCATTGGCAACGTGTCTAAAAATGTACGGGATGACATAATCTACTACACAGGTGTAGAGACAGGAAACATTAAGTCAGTGTACAGCCCTGAACATGCTTTTTACTTATTGTTTTATCCTTCCAGTTCTATTGTGTACTGCTTTGACATGAGAGGTACGCTAGAGGACGGAAGCAATCGTGTAACAACTTGGCCTTCCACTAAAATCTTTTGTGGAACTATAGCGTCAAACGGAACTGTGTACTTAGGCACAGCAAAGGGCATAAATCAGTACAAAGATTATTTAGATGACACAAGCCCTTACACAATGAAGTATTACACACAGCCGTTAGCTTTTGGTGATCCTTCAAGACTTAAAATACTTAAAGAATTAACCTTCAAAGTTATTGGTGGTCAAGGTAGTAGCCTTGTTCTTAACTGGGGCTATGACTACACAGAAGCATACACTAAGCAAGCACTGACAATATCAAATTCTAATATAGCAGAGTACGGGATTGCTGAGTACAACACAAGCGAAGCAGAGTACAGCGCATCTATTATTGTAGAAGACGCTAAAGTAAAATCAACAGGATCAGGCGCAGTAGCTACTATTGGGGTAGACGCAACAATTAACGGAAGGTCTTTGTCAATACAGGAACTAAAGACTGAAGCACTCATAGGCAAATTAGTATGACAAATTACTCAAAGACAACCAACTTTACAGCTAAAGACTCTTTAGTATCTGGTGATGCTAATAAGATTGTCAAAGGCTCTGAGATTGATGCAGAGTTTGATAATATTGCAACTGCATCAGCAACCAAGGCAAACATTGCTAGCCCAGCGTTTACAGGTGTAGTTTCTTTTCCTGACGGTACTGCTGGTGATCCTTCCATAACAAACACAGGTGACACTAACACTGGTTTGTTCTTTAGCGCAGCGGACACCTTAGCGTTTAGTTCCGCAGGTACTGCACAGTTTACAATGTCTGATGGAGCTATTGCACCTGTAACGGACAATGATGTAGACCTTGGTACTAGCTCATTAGAGTTTAAGGACGGTTACTTTGACGGTACTGTACACACTGACGCTATTAACTTAAACGGCACAGCTATTACCTCTACAGCCGCAGAGATTAACATTTTGGACGGAGTAACGTCTACTGCTGCTGAGTTAAATATCTTAGACGGCGTAACGTCAACCGCAGCAGAACTAAATATCCTCGACGGTGTAACAAGCACTGCTGCAGAGTTAAACATACTGGACGGTGTGACAGCTACGACCGCTGAATTAAACTACAACGACACTGGGTCTGCGGTAGGCACTGTAGTAGCAAGTAAAGTTGTAACAGTAGACGCAAACAAAGACGTAGCTAGCTTCCGTAACATTACACTTACTGGAGAACTAGATGCAGGATCTCTTGACATTTCAGGCGATGCTGACATTGACGGGACGTTGGAAACTGACGCACTGTCTATTAATGGCACAGCGGTTACGTCTACGGCAGCGGAACTCAACATACTTGATGGCGTAACTAGCACTGCTGCTGAACTTAATATTCTTGATGGGGTCACAGCTACTGCTGCTGAGTTAAACATAATGGATGGAGTTACTGCAACTACAGCAGAACTAAACATTATGGATGGTGTAACAGCCAGTGCAGCAGACATTAATCTTATAGACGGGATTACTAACGGCACAGTAATAGCCAGTAAAGCTATTATTACAGATTCTAACAAAGATATTACTGGTGGTAGAAACATTACTATCTCTGGTGAACTAGACGCAGCAACACTGGACATTTCTGGTGATGCTGATATTGATGGAACTTTAGAAACTGATGCACTATCTATCAACGGTACTGCTGTCACATCAACAGCAGCAGAATTAAACATTCTTGACGGTATTACCGCAGTAGTCGGTGAGCTTAACGCACTAGACTTAGGCAGCACTGCTATAGGTACAGCTATTGCGTCTAAAGCAGTAATACTAGATTCTGATAAAGATTATAC